AATTAGATAAAGGATATATACAAATTGACACAAATAATGGAGGTTAACATGAGAAAAATAGGAGATGTTATTAGGGACCTCAGAGAAGAGCGACATATGTCTCAACAGCAATTAGCTGACGCTCTTCATGTGACACGTGCCTCGATAGGTAATTATGAATCGGGGCTAAGAGTTCCTAAGGATGATGTAAAACAAGCAATTGCGGACTTCTTTAATGTCGACATGGATTATTTATATGGGAAAACTTTGATTAGGAACAGTACAAGAGAATCTGAATATTTCAAGGAGGTTGACGAAATGAAATTAACAGAATCTGAGTATAAAGCTCTCGAAATTATCCAAGCAATGAATAAGGACCAGTTAGACGAATTTATTAGAATTCACGAATTCATGATTAAGAAAAGCGATGAGAATGCAGATTAATCCGATTTGTAAATCATAAATGAAAGAAGGAGGATAAATATGGGATTATTTGACAGGTTTAAAAAGCCTTCTCAATCAGTTGAAGGCTTGCCATATGAATATGAGTGTAAAGTTGTAGGAATGCGTCACCACGAAGCCGAACATGATGCATGGGTTCAATCCGGACGTAGATCAATGTCACTGGAGATAGTAGATAGTGGTAAATTTGCCGGAGCTGTTCAAGCTCTTGGAGACGGCCAGTTAATTGGCTATGTTGCTAACGAAGATTCAATAATGGTAAACCAGTTATTAAAAACTAAACAGTATGTAATATCACAGGTTACCTATTATGGACCGTACTATTTAGTGGTCCTGCAGTTCCACAATTCAAATCAGCCACCACTACCAGCTAGGTTTATCGATGAAAGTGACGATGATTATGATGACTATAATTCTTTTGACTACGAAAAGTGGGAAAAGAAGGAAAAAGAATTGCGCCCTTATTCCGATGAATACTACGACAATCTATCAAAGATTGAGGATACCTGGTCATTAATGACCACATTAAAAGACTTTGAAGGTCCAAGAGCTGAAGCTTTCGAAAAGCTCTGCCTAAAATCAACCGGACTATACTTTCATATAAACCATATTAGTAAAAAATACGGAGATGAGCCTCTTCGGAACTGCCCAGCATATAAACGACTAGCCATGCTTTACGAAAAACAGAAACGTTATGAAGAAGCTGTTGAAGTATGTGCTGCCGCAATCCGTGCCGGATCTACGGCTGAAAAGATGAGTTCCAGGTATATCCGGATGATTAAGAAGACAGGCCGTGAACCAAATGAAAAAGAATTAGAACTTGCTGATTCTGCCATGAACAAATAAATAAAAAAAAAGACAGCGCCCTCGCCAAAGCACGCTGTCAAACAGTAAATAGCCACTACGCTTTTTACTATGCTTAATTTTAACACAGAAAGGAGACTTTTACATGGAAAGAAAACAATTTATTGTAGATTCTACGATTTCAGGTCGTAAGAAGAAAGTATATAAATATAGATTCTACTGCAGATATACGGATGCACTTGGTAAATCTCGAAGATATGCATCCAAATGGTACGATACTAAAGAGGAATGTCATGAAGCTGAACTATTATTTCGAACAAAGAAAGAGCATCCATCAAACGGGGCATTTAAAGAAATATGCCAGGCATGCATTGATGACAAAGAAAAACGCAATGCAATTACACAGAGAACCAAACGAGAACAGGAGCGCTTCCTGAATGAGTGGTTTGAACCTTTGCACACTGTTCCGATCGGAGAGGTAACTCCATTAATGATCGAGCAGATACTGGATAAATACATTGATCAATATTCTACCGGTTATGTGAAGAAGGCTAAGGATTTACTGAACACGACATTTAAATACGCAATGCGGAAGTACGGACTGGAATCCAATCCAATGGACCGTATTGACAGAATACTGCCAAAGGATGAAGAACAACTGACAGAAATGACCATCTGGACCGCTGACCAGTTCAGCCAATTTATGGAGTTTGTTCCGGATGATAAGGAGGTTTATAAAGTGTTTTACTTAATTCTCTTCTGGACGGGCTTGCGAAAAAATGAAGCGCTTAGTCTGACATGGAAAGACTTCGATGGAAAACGATTGCGAATCTACAGACAGTGGCAGGATGGACGGTGGAGTACGCTGAAAACAAAGAAATCCATTCGAACCATACAAATAGATGGCAATTGTATAAACGCTCTAAATTCGCTTAAAAAGAGCGCTCAGGATGATGAATACTTTTCTTTAGACTGGTTTATCTTTGGCGGCCCGAAGCAGATCAGCACCACCCACATTGACAGAATTAAACAGAATGCGATTGAAAAGGCTGGATTGCCTTATATCCGTATCCACGACTTCCGGCATTCCCACGCTTCTTATCTAATCAGTAAAGGTGTAAATATGTACACAGTTAGCAGAAGATTAGGACACTCCAGTATTCAAATGACCATAGATAGATATACCCATCTACTGCCATCGGCAGAGGATGAAGTGATCAATGCGATTACCGGATGACAATGTGCCATTTATGTGCCAAATCCGTTTGAGATGGCAACTCTTAAACACACTAGCACCCTTTATATAAAGGTTATTACCACTTAAAACCACTTAATAACACGTATTACAAGAGTCCCTAGGGGTCCACCATTGTAAGTAAAGTCCTTTATATAAAGGACTTTTTTATTTTTTATGTGCCAAAAATGTGCCACCTTTGACATAGTTTTTTGCCCCTCTATATATAATAGGAAGAAAAATAAGTCATCAATCTGCCTCTACATTACTTGACAATATAGGTATATACTGATATAATGTTATTGAAGATAAGGTAAGGAATACCTAAGGAGGAAAAGACGATGACTAGAGAATATAGTAAAGAATACATGGTAGATTACGATCGTAAAAGAAGAGAAGAAAGATTAGCAATGCAGAAGCGCATCGACAAAGCTCTTGGAAAAGAAGAGCCTAAGAAAGCTGAATTCAAGACCTTTAAAAAAGGTGATCAAGTTAATCACCCAAAATATGGAATCGGTACGGTATTTAAACAGGAAGGTAACTTCGTTACTGTTAAGTACGGAAAAGAAAAGAAGCAATTCCTGTCTAACTTCTTAGAACTAGCATAGAAAGAGAGACAAGATCATGACAAAGGTAACTGAAGCACAAAAAAGAGCATCCAGTAAATATGATAAGGAAAATACCAAACAGAAAGTTTTGAAGCTAAATAAATCAACCGATTCAGATATTCTTGAATTACTGGATGGAATTACAAACGTCCAGGGATATATCAAACGGCTGATCAGAAACGATATGAAAAATAAGGAGGTTTACAAGATGTACACAAATAATGAATATGTGGTTTACTACACTATTACTAATCAATATAACGAAGTTATGAACCGTGAAATCCACGAATGGGCACCGACTAAGGAAGGAGCAGCGAGCAAGTTTCTGGAACAGAAGCCAAATGCTACGATCGTCAAGGTTATAGAAGCTAGTAAAATCAAACATTTCCGAGTTCACGTTATCGACCATACCGAGCATTGGTATGATGCATATGCTGAAACTAAGGAAGAAGTTGAACAGAGATATGCTAACGATCCGATGGTTAAAGAGTTTGAGGTTTACGAATAAGGACGGTATACACTACCGCCTTTTTATTTTAAGCATAAAAAAATCAGGAGGCCCGAAGGCCCCCGTCCATGTGACATATTCAATTGTAATGCAGGCAGGTTTTCGTAAGATGCTGAAAGTATCACATGGGATTTAATCTATCTATAGATGGTCGGATGCCATCTAATAGACTACTCTAACCAAATCTTAATGGCTTCAATCGCCTTTTCCAATCCAACTGTTCCTGTAGCGTATCCACCTTCTACACGTCCTGTCCATCCAGTATTAGCAAGGTGTACTTGATAATACAGTTTCTTTCCGGTTTCATTGACCACCGGATCGATTTCAATTGCCTCCATACGCAGGCCTTTGCCTACGGTTCCGACAATGGTATCCGGTTTAACATCTTCTACTGTCTTCCATCCGATATTCATGATATGGACCTTTACGTTCAGCTTCAGCTTGTCACCGAAAGCTGATGTATCGATACGCAGCGCTTCCAGACGCTTACCGGCTCCAACAGATCCCGCGATCATTCCATCGCGGATCCATTCTCTCCACCCGATATCCTGGGTGTGAGCCTGGTATTTCAAGCCAAGATCATTCACAGGCTTGATGTTGCCGTCATACTGCGTCATCTTTTTCTGTTTCAATCTAAATACCGTTGGATATAGATCTTCGATAGGCAGCCATACTTCATTGATGCCGTTACCGCCCTGATTCTGTCCGAGGATCAATACCTGTCCGTTCACATTACCGGAGGCAGCGGTACCTACATGAGTATCCGGTGTACGCGGAGTTTTCCGGAACACGCACACATCACCAATCGCTACCTGGCTGCGGTCCTTTTCATCGAAATAGGTGAGCATTCCGTTGGATTGCCTCTGAGTCCAAATGTCACCAGCATATCCTGTCCGTGTACAGTACGGATACGGCACGCCTAACGCTCTGCAGTAGTCTGCGAACTGGTCCCAGCATTGCCCTCCATAGTAGCCATCTAAATCTCTGTATGTACCTAATCTGCTGGCCCTGTATTCTGTAAAATTCATTCTTTTTCTCCATTGTCGAATTGACTAAGTGTGTTATTAACTCTTTTTTTAAGGAATGCCGGAACAGGCACTCCCATTTTGTCCAGATTTTCCATGATGCTGTTAAATTCCATAAATACAAGATATGTAGCCATAACAGCTGTAATATCCAAAGGAAGCACTATGGCGAGCTGAACACACCACACAAGCACTAGCGCGAGAAGCTCAGCTCCCTTATGCGCTGCACCTATTCTCATTTTTGATGACTGGATATCATGATGTATCCAAGCATTTAAATAGCCGGTGACAAAATCACCGGCCATAGCAATTACGGGTAAGAGTATTACCCAGTAGTTAGATGTAAATTGTATGTTTTGAATATCCATTTTTTCTCCTAACTCAAGATTTCCCCTGTCGTAGAATTTCTGTAAATAACGTTTACCACAGAACCAGTTGGTGCATATACATTATCTCCTTGTGCATTCTGTGTGATAGTAGTCGGAATGTCTGCAATAGAAGAATAGTCAACATAAATAGTTACATTCAGAACCATTGCATGACTACCGTAACGCCAACGCCATTGTGTTATTTCTGTTACTGGATAGCCAATGCTCCCTATTACTACGGTTTCTAATTTGTTGTACGCGCCACCCTGCTGTCTGATTAAATAACTGGTATCTAATTTTGTTAATTTTGGAAAATAGACTTCACGTAAATTCTTGCAATTGTATAAACAGTTAATTGGATACGATGTAGCTCCTAAGTGGGAAAACTTTTCAAGATTATCACACTCCTGATATATACTAACTCCTGTGACCGTTTCTGGAATTACGATATCCTTCATGTACACCTGACCGTTCACACTATAGAATACTTCTCCCCCCCCCCCGCCGTAGCCGGCGCAGAGGGTTTGGATCGCATCACCAATTGAGGTATCACTTTCTCCGGTTGTTTCATTTGCGTATGTCAGCAAAGCGTTCAATCTCGCTTTCGTTGATTCCAAAGTAGACTTTAAAGCCATATTTATTCACCTTCTTCAGGTGCTTTGTACTGTGTAGTGATTACTTGATGTTCAATCACATTTAATTCCTCATCTGTCAGCATAACGGCTACCTTTGGATACAGCTCTGTCATGACCATCTTTGAACAGCGGTCATAGAACAAAGATAATCCGCTCGCAAAACTGGAGCGAGCTGTTACGGTATTATTGACAGCTCCGTCCGCTCTAATCTGATTTTCAATTACATAATGTGCCATTTATTTGTTCCTCCTGTTTACTCGTAAATGCTTCCTTCAATTGGTCTAAATTCGATTACGTTCGCATATGTAGCCCAAACTTCCGACGCTTCGAATTGAGCTAAAAGTGATTGCGGTACATATACATATCCACCTTCATTGGTTGGATTAAACTTACTTTGCTCAAATGCATTTGCGTTCTTTCTAGGTTCTAGGTATGCATGTAGTATCAAGGTATCTAAATTTTGTGTATTCGTGAACCATCCGTTTTGCGTACTCAAGTGTTTACCGCAATCAAGCACTTTGAGATTGGTGCAACCGTTTGTCATGCTTGAATTATATGACTGATTATTCGGTAAGTATAGTTCTTCCACATATTGATTTCCAGCTACAAGTGAATGAGCGGTAGTTGTATTAGGTAATCTTATTACTTTAATTTTCGCTATTCTTAACGCTCCATTGGTGATATTACCTTGAATATTGTTAATGTATTCATCTGCTATATAGTTTGGATCAATCAAAGCTTTTTCCAGTATGTCTCCTTCGGACGTTTTTCCATACCCATCCGCCAATCTTTCAATCGCATCTCCGACAGATACATCATCTGCACCTGTCACCGAATTTGCATATGTCAATAGTGCTTCCAGTCTATCTTGTGTATCTTCTAAAGTAGTCTTTAATGCCATTATCCAACCACCTCACTTATTTCTTCCGCCAGAGCTTCCAGGGCAGAAATATCTACCGTAATATCCGAATTCAATCGCTTGCCATTTGTGGCAATGGTTAATCCACTATCTACGATTGTGAACGATGTAGCTCCTGTGTATAAAGGAATGCCTTGCTGGATTATTAAATCGTTTGCCAGCCATTTACCTGCAGTTTCAAGAGTTATATTTGAATCTCTTACTGTTACAACCGGATGCCTTGTGTACTCTTCCCTGTCGATATAAATAAGGTGTCCTAAATCAGCCGATGCAACAGCGTGATTATCTTCAATAACGGCATCGGCATGTATAGCGTCAGTTACATATGCCGGCATTTAAACCACCTCTCATTCATACTCAGAACCTTCGATAGTTCTGAATTCGATGACATTCGCATAGTCACTCCATGCGGATGAAGCTTGGAACTGCGTCAATAATTCGGAAGGCACATATACATATCCACCTTCATCTGTGATATTCTGCTCTTCCTGTGACCCTTCACCCCATTCATCTCTATTCACATCGAACGGGGTATATTTAAATACATCTGCGTCAGCCGGCTCGACAAAAGCGTGTAAAATAAGCGTGGTTAATTTCCAGTCATCTTTCAAACACGGTAACACGTATCCACAGTCTAATATTTGCAGATTGCTACAGCCGATAAAGTTGTCGTCAACACCGCTTCCCCATCCACCGGAATATCCATTAATTCTCAATGATGGTACATAGATCTCTTTGGCACGGCAGGAAAATATGCCGTTGCCATAAATTCGATTACATCTTGCTAATCTAATGGTGTCGACACGACACGTCACGAAAGCCCTGTCGTAGCAAACCAATACATTCGGAAGTGTTATTGATTTGTAATCTTCCTGAACCGAAACAAAGCGGTATTCGTTGACTACTTTGACCCTGTCATTAAAGAGCTCAATATGCTTTCCGATGCCGTCCATAGATTCACCCTGGATAAGTATATCCACCAGTTCCTTGTCCGAGATTGGAATGTAGTCGGTTCCGATCATTCTGTCTAACAGGGTATCTTCGATTGTGGTCGAAAATTTGACGACGCAGTGACGGCGGTCGCTTGTGAGCAGATTTAATTCAAAATTGATACTTGAATTCGGAGCGAATTGAAGCGAGTCTTCCTGAGCTATCTCATATCTGACCTGATTTAGATCGGTATCAATCGTCAATTCCGCCAGTCCATGGTGCTCTGTATTATTTCTATTGGCAATTGACAACACTGCCGTTTGAATATCTGAAACATCAAATTCTTCGTTGTCAAAGTTTGCAATAAATGTAAAATCTTCACCTCTAACAAGTCCCATGTTATCCTCCTTTTCATAAATTAGGAATCTAGACCATCATCGGCTAGATTCTCTAAAGTCGTAAAATTATCTAAAGTAGTACGGCTTTTAGAAATGTCTGTCGTACAAATGATTTGTTCTGTAATACGAGCCTCAACATACAAAGCACGTCTGCTATCTTCGATTGTAAAAGTATCGCCGATTTCCGCATCAATAAAACCTTCCACAGTGTAGCTCACCTGTGGAACACAGTGCTTTTTCAATTCAGCAAGTGCCTGACCATATAAGACTTCAATATTATCGGTCTCATACGAATAGTTATGAGCCAGCCATCCGTCAGCTGTTGATAATGCCGTAGCTGGATATCTATCCTTAGACTGCGGTGCAAAAATCACAATATTTCCGGATGGATGCCAATATAAGAGATTGCCATCACTATCGTTTACTTTTCTTTCTCCGAGACCTGCAAGTGTAAGATTATTACTTCCGTATGCCCGTATTGCTGTATAGAGCTCGGTAATATCTTCTTTGTGTTTGATTACAGAAAGCTCATTTCCAAACCGTAACACTTCAGCAGTCCTGTCTGAACCAACACCTTGATATGTATCATCATGAGCTCTGTATACGTTCAACGTTAATCCGGATAACCCATAATGTTCATCAAGCTCTGTTATAAATTCAATCTCGGCGCCGAATACTGACGCTAATGAATAAAGTCGTGAAAGTACAGTATCTGAATCGCTCCACGAATATGTGATTCGTTTGTCTGTTACTTCATTAATGCCGATATTTATGACTGTCGAATCGAATCCAAAAGCCTGTACATACTGAACAAAGCTCATAGCTGATGGAGCCTGATACGCCTGGACATCTTCGTTGATCAATTCAAATAAAAGGCCGTAGCATTCCACCACAACCTCAATTCCGTCATTCTCCACGCTGACAATATTCAGATAGTATTCCTTTTCTTTCTGCTCAGCACTCAAGCGGATAAAAGATATATGGTTTCCAACTGCCAATATATCGGCATCCTCATGTCCTGCATATGTTTTAAAATTAAACGTATACGCTGAGCCTGTCAGATAAGTGTGAAGTTCATCGTCGTAGTAATGCAGTGCGTCCTTTATTGAATTATCAATAAAACCAATAACATTATCACGCCGATCGAGCACAGCAATACGCATTCCTGTATTTGCCATTACTGCCATACCTCTCGAATGTATGCAATTATTTCCGGACTAATCGAGCACCACTCTGAAATCATCACACGAACCTCATTCATGCCCGGGTCAGCTTTGAAATATTCAGTTCCGATAAGCTCATCCTCAGGCCTGTACATTCCATTGATAAATACTTTCGATGTATTGCCGTCCACTTCAAGATTATCGCCTGCTGAATATCTGTTTGGTACATCTTTCCATCCGTTTACATTCATTTTTTCGAATTTCAATTCAGTAATGGCATTTACTGACACGTAACTCGTTCGTGTTCCAAAGTTATCGAAAGTAACCTGTATCTTGGTGCATACCATATCTTTGATTTCAGGATCAACAAAACTGAAATGTGAACCCCACCAATAGAAAGTGACTTTGTCACCTTCTTTGCGAATATCATTCGCTCCACGTCCGTTGAACGGGTTATCTGAATCGTAAATAGTCGGTTGGAAGTTAATCTGTCTCTTTATCTGACCGTTTACAAACCACTCGGCATAGGCGTTATTGCCCCCTGTGTCGGATTTAACAATTTGAAATCCGCAGATTAGTTTGTTGTCAGATGTGACAAAAGCTACACCCTGCTCACCTGTCTGATCTGCCTTTCCGGTCATGAACCAGTGCGCCATCCATGCATAGAAGTTCTTTGCGCCTGTATCGCCCACGCTATCTGCAGGAAGTACGAACTCATAACAGCATCCGTTCCATTTACCGGATGCACGATTTCCAAACGAATCGATAACTATACCTTCCGCTGAAGTACCGTTGACGTTCATTCTTTTCATCGTACCTGTATAGTTATAACTGTTCGTATTCGGATGCATTGCAGAAGCGGATACTTTTGTGGCAGGCCAGTTTGCAATTGTGCATAGGGTCTCATTCCCCTGGTAAGTTTCACCATCAACTTCAGCAGGATTGCCGAATCGCATGACTCCATTAGTGGATGAAAAACTAAAGAATCCGTTATCGGCTTTATTCAATACTTCATAACGAATTGCACAAGGTTCTGAGCCTTCATTATCAATTAACAGCATTAAATTTCCGTTTACATTTTCAGCTGAAAAGCTTTTTTCCGTGACACTGTATTTATACGGATCTGTACATGTTATTTCTATTTCACCTATGATTGCGTTCCGTCCACTTTCGACAGTTGTATTTCCTGTCTTGGTCCCAACAAAATATTTATCCGATTCATCCGCAAAGATGATCTGCACCTGCTCGCCTCGAAGAAGCGAATTCAGTTTATTGAATTTAGTTCTAAAGTCTGATGCTGAATCAGCTATCAGCTGATAGCCTACGGTAATCGTTCGTACCGGTCGGCGTCTGCCTAAATATCGGGCGCCGTCAATGCCGTTTATCTCCCCGGTCTGGAGCTCCGAAACAAGGAGCTCTCTGCCGGAAGTGTAAAGAGTGCGGTATCCGGTAATCTCATTCTCGATGTAGATTCCATTGTAGCTCATTGCCTCAGCAGGAAGAGCGGATGTACTTTCTTCCTGATTCGTCGGAATATCGACAAATTCGTATAAAGCCATATTACTGCACTCCTTTCAATCTTTTTTTAATTTTCTCTTGTTTAGAAATCTCATTCTGATTTGCATCATATGTCGCATGTGCAAATTCACGATCATTGATATACAGCGGTACATCCACTCTTATAGCTCTGGACATGTCTGTATCTCCAAGATCGTAGCCATCCATAGCGAAAGCCATCTGCTGATGCTGTGGAATAGCAAATAAATTGGCGGCAGCTGCTGCGACCTTACGAACCATATCGGATAGACCTAATGCCAAACCTTCGCCCCACCAACGGCCATCTTTTCGTGCGACTTTAGAAGGTGATCCAATCTTAGCTTTAGCCTGTATTGCTTTATCTGCAGCTGCTGCTAATTGTGCTGCTACAGATTGCACATATCCGAGCATGGATGCCATACCTTGCGCCAAGCCCATACCAATAAATGCACCGGCTTGATAAGCTCCACTTCCTGCTCTAGATAAAGCAGCTTGAATTCCGGATGACATTTGATTAGCAATTGCTACAGACCGAGATGCTCCGGAACTCATCGCAGAGGTGAATTGATTCATCGCTCTGTTAGCAAGGCTTCCGATATTGGAAAGTCCGGATTGCACACCGCTCTGCACACCTTTGCCGATCATTTGACCAGCGGATACTGCAGCAGCAGCTCCTGCCATCAATGCAGATGCAAATGCTGCCATGGCTGTGGATGCAGTAGCGCCTAAGCTTGATAATGGCCCGGATACAGCGCTGAGACTTGCGCCAAGCGCCATCATTGCAGCCGATGCAGTTGCTCCGGATGTATTGATCAATGTCAATGCCGTGGCTAACTGGTTCATACCATTACCAAGTTCGGTAATTCCTCCGCTTGCTGCAGCAATGCCTGCTATTCCAGTAGCTACTGCTGCAAGGGAAGCACCCATATCCAGCAGATTCAATTCAGTTAAAGTCTTAACTCCATTAGCTAGATGCTCGAATCCTTTACCAGCGTTTAAGGCAGAGTTTCCGATTGATTCGATAACACTGGATACTCCTTCGAGTATGGACTGTACTGCATTGCCAAATGATTCGATGGCATTTCCTGCAGATTCGAATACCGTACCAATCGCCGTGCCAAATGATTCAATTACTCCGGATAAGCTGTCCAGTATTGGACTAACCTGTTCCACCAGTGAAGTAAACGCATTGGCGATAGCTGTAACAGCTTCCTGTGTGGCTGTCATAACGGGAACCAGTGCAGGAATATATGGAGCTAATGCCTGTACTATCTGAACGACTGCGTTAGCCACAATCTGAGCCACCGAAGTGATGACATTACCGATAATTTCAAACACTGGCATAACTGCAGGCAATACGGTTGCGATAGCAGTACCGATTGCCGTTACAACTTCAGCTATGGCACTTCCTAGTGCGCTCATAAATGGAGCCATATTAGCGACTGCGGTACCGATTGATTCGATGATCGTAGCCACTCCATCGCCCTGTGTCGCCAGTAGTGTAAGAGAAGCGACCACCATGGCAATGGCAGCGCCGACCGCAAGGATATTGACAGGGTTAGCCATCTTCAACGCTTTACCAATACCTGTAAAGGCGCTTTCTAATCCTTTACCGATACCTTTAGATGCGTTGCCTAGACCTTTACCTGCTGACTCAACAAACTTGCCGAGTGAAGTAATTACCTGGGCAAGTGCCGATTTAGAATTCTTAGAAAAAGCCTTAAATGGATTCAAATGCTTAATAAAGTCCAGTGCCTTAGCGCCTGTGGATACGGCAGCCAGTGCTCCGACAATACCAAGTATAGGTGTCCAGTTGATTTGCCCAACAGCCTTACCCACATTCGATATAGTTTGTCCGATTGCGTTAAAGTCAATTGATGCGACAAACGCAGACAACTGGTCGGCCCATTGCTCCAAGAAAGAGAAGTCAATCGTGCCGATCCAGTCAATCAATTTGCTAAGCGCATCAATTCCAATCTGCGAGAATTTATCAAATGCCGGACCGAGCTTTACAGCTAACTGCTGCCTAACTCCATCCATTGCCTGCTCTAAGGTCTTGTACTGAGTGGCCATCTGGCTGAATCCATCCGAGTTACCAACCTTTGCGACCGCATTGAAGAAGTCCTCTGTTGCTACAGTACCATTTTGAACGGCAGCAACTAACTCTGTTGTGGTCATTCCCATCTCTTTGGCAACTGCGGAAATACCTGCAGGTGTCTGTTCAAGCATCAGCTTGAAATCCTGCCATGCTACATAAGGCTTTGCAGCCATCTGCGTAGCCTGTTGCGATAAAGTCTTCATTGCCTGCTGAGGATTCTCTGCAGCGGCAGCAAGTCCACCAAAGCCTTTAACGAGTTCCAGACAGTTATCTACACCAACTGCAGCAAGCTGTGAATAGGTGGATGCCATATCGGATGCAGTATAGACTGTCTTGGTGGCATATTCTTCCAGGGCACTGCGTACAGAGGCTATCTCCTGTTCGGATTTGCCGAATACTTTCATATTGCCCTCGAATGACTTCCATGCCTTGTTAGAGTTGTTGATCTCATCCGTTACAGAAGAAAACAGATCTTGCACTACCCCTAAGGCTTGGCTTCCAAGTTTGGCCATGACACCAAATCCAAAGCCACCTGAGAGCTTAGTGGATAAACCTCCGGCAGTTTCTGACAGTTTATTAAAAGTGGACGACATATTTTTATCTGTAGCTGTCAAAACAGCATTAACGTTATAGCTTGCAGCCATTATGCCACCCCTTTCTCTTTTCGATATTTAACGACCCTTTCAAACATGGATGAAGGTTTATCTTCCTCGCCACGTGCTTTCTTAAGCGCCTCTTCGTAGTTATAGAAGCTCTTGAAAGTAGGATACTTTGCAGTACCTCGCTTTGTGATGGAACCTGCAGCATTGGTCAGATACGCAAGAGAGTATACTTTTCCCTCTTCTTCAACGGCCTTTTCGTTATAGGCACGCATCTGCAGATTTACTTCCGGAAGAGTCAGCCTCTCCACCTGTTCAAAAGTCGTATATCCCAGATTCTTAAAATAAAAAAAAGCGACCTCGTCAAACAGGTCGCCCATACTCTTATTTATTCGTTCGGTTTTTCGTTCGCCTGCAATGTCGTCATCATCTGGGCTATCTTTGATTTGCAGACATTGCTCTGCGATAAAAAACTCATGATCTCATCTTTGAGAGCTTCCAAATCGGTGCCTTCATCTTCAAGATATGCATCAAGAGTTTTCTGCGAAATTCTAGGTGTTTCCGTTTTGTTAGCGATATTGAGAAGCTTGTAAATTGCAATGACGGAGCCGTCCATCATATCAGCCACGGTATAAACAAGCCCGACTTCTTGTGATACGCCCATCTTAACAATTTCTTTCTGCTCTTTCTCGATATCTCGGAGGAATCCCATCCCGAAGCGAAATTTATAAACAGTATTGTTAATTTCGATTTCCATCAAAGACATTATTAATTACCGCCTGCAGTCGTATCTGTAAATACATACAGAGCTTCATCTAACTGGTCCTGTGGAACAGTAACATCGCCTGTTGCTCCGGTTCCATTTACAGTTAAGCTCAAAGAAATCTCAACAAATCCATCTGCTGGAGATGATTTCTCCAAAGACGAAAGGTAGGCCTGATAGTATACCCCTTTGTAGGTGTTTGCCTTTGTTCCGGCTTTCGTTAAATCAGCTTCCCATACTTCAATAATGTCGCCGTCAATCAAAGCCTGCTCTAATTTGGCAATCATTGTATCGTCGGTTGCTAGGATGGAAGTAGCATCAATTGTGATTTCAACGTTTCCCGGAGTACCTACGGAGCCGTCCTTTGTGGCCGTAGTCTCGATGTCTCTTTCGGTTGATTTGGTATTCTCAGTCGTATATGCGATTCGAGTACCGGCTGTAGTATTCTGCTCTTTGAGCAGTCTGTATAGATAAATTAACTGTTTTCCCTGTACAGTAGCCATTTGAATATTCCTTTCTAGCTAAATAAATAGCTGAGTATCACGACTCCATGAAGATATGGAGTTGATGTGGTTGTGTCGTAAAGAAAATTTTCATCAACGCTTCTAAGTACAACCTTATAGTTTTCGGTTGCCTTGATCATTGACGCCTTCGCCTTGACGTTATTCATTAAAGTGAATAGTTCTTTCTTCTGGTCAATTCGGTTGTGCCAGATATGCACCATGATGGAGCAGTCGCCTGTCAAACCTGATTTATAAAGTGTATCGCTTGAATCAATGCTTTCGATATGGATATGTGGACATGGTGCATCCTCTTCCGGAAGGTCCTCGTTATATACGGTATAGCCTTCTTCTTCCAGTAAGCTGAACAAAGCTTCAGATATTTCGTATGATGCAATCATGAAATTAACTTCCTTAGTTCTTTGTCAAATTTTACACCTCCGGCTAATTGTGCCGGACGCATAAAAGGCTGAGCATGACCATGCTTCTTAGTACCAAATTCAACATATTGAGCATACTTTTCTCCTGCTGTTAATTCATATCGGAAGTCAGAAGCTTGTCCTGTAATGGACCCTTTCAGCTTTCCTGTCTTGTGTGGAACCTTACGCTTTGCGACTCGTTCCATTTCCTTGCCTGCAGTTCTAACTGCCTGTTTAACTTCAAGGAGCTTTCCACGCTTCGCAAGTGCTTTGGCAAGTTTTTTATTGCCTTCAATTTTTACTGATACAGACATGATCAAATCCTCTCATCGTCATATTCGGTATTCATCTTCTGTAAGGAAAGCTGAATATACGGAGGCTTTTTGTCAAAGCATTCCTGCTCTTGGACAACCTTGTAAATGTAAGGTTTGTCACTTCCAAGCCCTTGGAAAAATCTTGCCTCTACAAATACACAGGAAGCGACTGGCGAGTTGATCGGCACGCACACCACTTTATCCACGGTATAGTTGTAGTCTTTTGCCGTAAAAAATCGCTTAAATCCGACAGTCAGCTGAGCACAGGATATCTTTTGTGTAAGATTCTCCATGATCTTGCCGTTTCGGACCTTGATGCCCTGAATGTATCCTGCATTAAATGCCAGCATCGGATTCCTTTACCTTTCTTCTGTCAACCATACCTTGATTCGAAAGCCTTACTAATTCTTTGTGATAATTCACATAAAAGTCCGGAAGTGCGTTAGCGATACAATACTTTACATACTTCTTTAGCAGCGTCTTTTCGGCGCTTGCGTTTTCAAAATCACAAGATGGCTTGAAAGTACTGATGTATTCCTTGCCATCCTCAATAAAGTCAAGGAGCTGAGCCTCGGTGAACTCATCAGTCCATCGATAGCCCGAGCCCCTCATGATTTCGTCTAACAGAGCCATAATCAGCCCTCCTTAAGATTAGGCCTGCTCTTTGGTTTTAACAGTACCTTTTACTTCTACAGGAATTGCAGCTTCTCCAAGACCGGAAATATCCAGATACTGGAATGCATTGTTATCCTTCTGGATGCCGTTACCATACAGTTTGATTTTGAATGTTCTGTTATCGTTTAAGAAATCAAAGTCATCAGTCCATTCGATACGGCCGTTTTCTTCCGAGCCAACATGAACGAAATATTTCTTATCCATACCAAGGATAGCTTTTCCACGAGCAATATATTTTGATGGAGCAATGTCAAATGGATATGGTTTATTTTCTACCCATTCACCTAAGGCATTCTTAACGCATAATGCCGGACGGACCAAGGAGAAGTTATCCAGTGGATGAACTATCATGAACAAGCCCGCAGCTAATGGGTCACGTGCCTGTCCGGAACGGTTGACTGCCATAGCTTCTAATGCTGGAGCCATGCCTTTCGGAGTTAACTCAGTTACTGTGATTGGAGTCTTAGCAGTGTAAGTAGTTACTCCGGATACAGTGTTACCTTTTGTCATATCAGCAATCATGCCGATCGGACCCTGAGAAGATACCAAGTTAGAAACTGCTGCTTTTTCTAAACCGTTAGCAATTGCTTCATACAGTAGTGTACGAACGAACTGGTCAATGTATGCAGGTCCTAAATCTAGCATTGCTAATGGAACTGGTACATATGCAGTCAGCTTCATCATTTCAGAGCTTTCTTCAACGAATGCGCCGGCAACCTGCTTAGTAATCTGAGAAGTTAATGTTCCCCATGTTGCTGCAATATCTTCAGTAGTCGCATAGATCAATTTAACTTTTGCAGTAGTATGCTTAATGTCCAAATGTTTTAATACCGGATGATTAGCTTCAATGTCAGCAAATACATCATCGAGTACAGTTTCCGGAAGCGTCACCTCCATGTTGGATAAAGCATCACGGTAATTTGTGGAGCGCATAGCCTCGATGATCTTGTTGTAGTAGATAGTTTCAGCGTTCGTTAATACACGCACACCTCTTGACTGCAGAATCTGACGGTCCTGGTCTTCCATAACAGAATTAACTGCATCCAGAACAGCCTGTTCTGCATGCTTAGAAATAACATTTAAGAATTCCTTTGAATCCTTGTTTTCGATGGCGCTGTTTAACGCATCTTCATAGTTGTTTACAACTGGCATTTTTTTAAATTTTCCTTTCTTTGTTATGAAAAAAACCAATGTGTCTGCACGTTACGCATATCAACATTGGTTTGTTTTCCTTTGTTTTCGATTTTTTCATCGTCTTCTTCTAAAGTGTCTTCTTCGTCTTTGCCATCTTCAGAAGGTTCATCTTTTTCTTCTGCCTTGACATCGGTAATCGCATCACAGAATCCCATTTCAAGGCATTTGTCGGAGGTAAGATATGACTCCGAATCAAGCAGCTCTTTTAATTCGTCTTCGCTGATGGAAACATGATCTAAATATGCTTTTCGGATAGATTCCATAATTACGTCCATATCATCTGCAATCTTCCGGAGCTCTTTAGAATTACCGATAGCAAACGTATAGCAGTTATGGATCATCAGCATACTGGTCTTTCCCATGTTGACCGTTTCACCAGCCATTGCGATAACTGAAGCAATCGATGCAGCAATTCCTTCCACGTAGGTGTGGATGGTCTTACCGCTGTTCTTCAGCAAGTTATAAACAGCAATGCCTTCGAATACATCGCCACCGTTTGAATTGATGTGTACATGGATAGTGTCAGCTGTAACATCATCTAATGCTTCGATTAGCTTTTTCGGTCCAAATCCGACTAGATCACCAGTCCACCAATCCTTGCGCTCACCAATTTCATCAAAGATATACAAATCGGCATAATCAGCGTTTGGCTTCTGTTCCATGCGAAAATCTAAAACTCTAACTTTCAACCTTGGTTACCTCCTTTCTATTGACTTTCTACCTTGTCATCTTCGACAGGTTTCAACAGCTCATCGATGGTCGAGTAGTTCTTAGTCATAAAGTGCCTATTCGCCCAGTCTTCTGCTATCTCTTCGTCACCGAGGATTCGATTGATGTCGTTGATGGTCTTAACTCCGGAGCTTAGAAGCTTATCAATTCCACTTGCCATATCGAGCACATCAATATGCTTGATGGTCTGCGTATTGATCCGAATTTTTGAACCGGATAAATACTCTTCCGGAGTAAACTGTTTTCGATTCAGTTCATCGGAAATCAACTCGACAATCGAATCGAGGCAGAACGTAAGGAAGTCATCGACTGCCTTGGAAGTGTCGGTAACTTCACCTGTCGCAATATTTGACGGTATTAAAAAAGCCTTGGAAGTTATTTCCAAGACATCGTCAATCAATTTCTTTATACCGGTACTGTCTACGGTACCAGTTCCTCCGGATACCTTCTCTAAAAGATATCCATCGTATTCCGGAAATACGGAGTTGGTTCCTTCAAGGAATGCCTTAACGTCTTCATTAAGGATTTCCTTGATTTCATCTTCGTTATTCTGTCTGTAATCACTAATCTTAAGTTTTAATTTAAGACCTGAATTCTGTTTGACATTGGCATAAGTCAGCTTGATCAGGTCGGTGTAAAGCTTAGTAATATCGTCAAGAAGGTCCACGACTTTCTGATTTGTCATCTTGAAGTAGAATACTTCATGAGCCTTAAACTGTCGGTTAAGCTTTAAGCTCCGGATGGATACATCTTTGAATACACTTTCACGAAGTACCTTTGTATCATCCACGTTAAAGCTGTCAGCGATGTACAGGCAGTCCTTGCCGCCTACCCTCTGTGGAAAAATCAATACTTCTTTGTCGTGGTAATACTTATAAATGACCTCTTCCCAGAACTCGGTGGCGTTCTGATTCGGATTCGGTTCCACATTCAGAAGGTAATATAAATCTTTCTTAATTTCCTTCTTCTTCTGGTACGTCCGAAATTCACATTTACTCACGGCCTTGGCAATTCGATTGACGCATATATCGAAAGCTAATTCACGAATTGCTATATCGCGCTTCAAGCTTTCAATCTTCACCGTCATGGCTTTCTTTTTTTCTTCATCATCCATCAATTCAAGGCCGAATATTTTTTGCAGCCATCCCATAGCGTGCACCTCCTAATTGTATACTTGTGCTCGTACACGCTTTCGAACTGGTACGGCACCACTTAACATATCCTCTAAACAAACGCAGTTGACAAGTGACATAAAAGGGTCGGTCTTGCGTGCGTGAGGTTCAATTTTGTCATATAAAAAATTGCCCATATCTAACTCGCCACTAACGACAAGCTTGGACCGTTTTGCAGGAACCATCTTCGTGTTGTTGGTTGCCCATCTCAAACAGGGTTGATCACCCCAAATAAAAAGGCCGTTTGTGAACAGCCTGGTAATTACCGGTACAACCCTCATAATGTCGGATGGTCGTATCAGCTTTATATTTTTTCGCTTGTCAGAAAACTGGATTTCTTCAAGCGCCTTTTTTAATAATGCATATCTAAAGTTATCGATGCCGATCGCACGCACATGCCATCGGTGAAGCTCCATCTGCTCCTTGATGTATCCGGCAATCAGCTCCGGATTGATTTCCACCTCATCCACCAGTGTGACATGGCCAAGATTAGCCCATTCCCTAAAAGGTGCCTTGATGCGGTATAGTTCCTTAGACTGTAAGCAAACAAAGGCATGGTTAATATCATATCTTGTTTCACCTACTACAAAGTGAAAATTAACTGCAGCCCAGTCGTTTATCTTTGCGAAGTCGATTCCTACAACGCATTGAAAACCGTCAAGATTTGGCATCTGCATATTCGTTGCTGCGATATCATCCCATTCTGCTGCAGGAGTAGCGATGGCTGTCTGCCTGAGGTTCATCCGCTTTGTCATGAATGCAGTTAATGAATTCGGATTCTTTTTCCATTTGCGATATTCCTTCTTCATCTCATTCAATAAAGAAGGCTTATACCTCAATGATGGATTCGCCTTCCTCCACATCAATTCATTGTCTACCTCTGACTTATCATCCAGTCTGCAGATAAAGTAGAATACACCTTCATCCGGTTCGCTGTGAAAAAGAACATTCTCAGCATCGGTCAACTTATCATCCAGTGGACCGCCTACTATATCGCCATTGGTGGTAAAGTAACCGGTACGTGGATGGTCTTTTTTACCGAGGCCAGTGGTGAACACGTTAATGTTGTCATAGTTTTGATAAGTATGAATCTCATTTAAGAATACAGCTCCGGAACGTAAGCCATCCTTACCCAGAGCGTTGTTAGTATGACCTTTGATATATCCGCCGTTCTTTTTACCGAGTATCTTTTCTTTCGTCCAGTAGAAAAACTTCTTCATCAGCTTTTCCTGTGACTCCATGGCATTGTATACATCCTCAACTGGCCTCAATGCCTGGTCTTCGTTATAAGCACATATATCAATGTCATAATTCGGAATCTTGTTATATGGGCTGATCAAGCACAAGCTAAGCCACGATATAAAGCCGTCCTTACCTGCACCTCTTCCCATAAAGAAAAAGCCTTCATCCCAACGAGGAAGGCCGTTATCTTTCCGGAAGACACACAGGAAGCAGCCGAGGCAGTATCGTTCCCATTCGAAACCATCACCAAATCCTAAGTATTTACCAAGTCCAACATAGTGATGATACAAATCAATATCTATGATCAACTCTTCATTTTCGAATGTTTGAGTAACCAGTTCTCTTAAAGCTAACTGGTCCTTGCACATTTCAGAAGGGTTTTCATCCATGAAGTCAAACCACTCAGTAACAAATTCAGGTAACGGAGTGGACATTACAATTCGACATCCTCTTCAGCTTTCGTGCCAAGCTCTTTGATAATCTTGACAAGTACCTGAGTGGTATTGTTTGCCTGCTGAGCTGTCTTATTGTACCCATCAATGGCAGGGTTAAGGTAAATGTTCGCTCTGCCTTTGACATATTCCTTCGTGACGGTTGGACCATCCTCTTCAATGTTGTCTTCAAGGTCAGATAAGACATTGATCTGTACATCCAGTCTTTTCAGTGTTGACAGAAAAAGAAAGTTCTTAGACAGCCCAAGTTCTTCGGCTTCCTGGGCAAACTTTGCCCGGGAGATTTTCAATTTATTTGAAGTAATTCGTGCCATATCGTCAGCTCCTTTCTGTCTTTCGAGTTTTTTTCGAGTTTTTTAATGGTTTTTTTCGAGTTTTCCAAAAATTTTACGAGGTTTAAAAATTTTTCGACTGGATTGTCTGGCCCCCCGCTCTGGCGCCCAGGCTAAAAATTTCGGATTTTTTGACCGGGGGTATCTTTTATGGAACCCCGAAAAATCGCCCACGAACTTTCACTCACCAGCGTTCTTTGTTCAACGAGCTTTGCTCCTTCAACCCTTTTTCAGGATGCAATTCATTGTGACAAGTACTGCACACACTGATTAAGTTTCTTTCGTTCGTTCCTGGGACAAAGATATCAAGCGCCCATTCTGGCTTGTCTGTTATGTGATTCACATGATGAACTATATTAGCTCTTGTATACATTCCCTTGGCTTTGCATATCTGACATTCATTATGATCAAGCTCCAACACCTTAGCTCTTACCTTAGTCCAATCGCTTGAATGATAGAACTGGTTAACCCAAGGGATAGCATGCTCGTTATCCGGTTCGAAGTCTTCAAACCATTGACGAATGATATCTTCATATCCATTCGGCCTTTTTGCTGAGCGAGCTAAACATGTCTCGATGTCTGTATCAATCAGAATTGTCCTGGCATGGAGACGGTTAGCCAGGGACTGGCGGTACTGTCTTCTTGGATAGCCTCCGATAATGTAGGCATCGTTGAATGATTTATCTTCTTCAATGTACTGGATCAAGTTATTGCGCACCGACATTGCAGCATCGACTATATGCTCAGGCTTATCATACAAATCATTGATACTGATAGCCTGGCATATTCTGTCCACGTCAACAATCAGATCGGAAGGCTTAGCATGCTCCAGTGCATAGGTTGTCTTTCCGGAACATGGTGCTCCGTAAATTAAATATACATTTTTCATATCAAATAAAATTGGACTGCCATCGCTGACAGTCCTAAGTTAGAAAGGAGATTATTATGAAAAAAAACAATCCTTGATTTAATGGACCGATAGAAGGAGAGCTTAAATGAATTAAGGAGGAAGCTCTCCGATTTGTCCATTCAGAGCTACCTTTTTTACCGTAACTCTACGATATCAGCTTATCATGTATGACCGTCTAGTTAACTAGATTCTGATTGTCAGCCCTCGCATAACACTGATCATGTGCTCATAAGGGTTTTCCCAACCGTGCTTTATTGCCAGTTTCTTATAACTCATCCGGTTAATGTAATCGGTCATGAAAGGGTCTGAATTCGTCTGGGCAATTACCTGCTTCTTATACGACAATGCTAAATCTAAGCGAGCCTGTACCTTTTCCCTACATTCGATATATTCCTGTTCATCCGAAAGTAGATCATTGATTTTTGTTGAAGTTTCAACATGAGAATTTTCAACCTTTATTTTGTCAAAGTTACCGCTTGACGGAAGGCTCGCCAAATCATCCAGTCGTTGCCGAATACGTTTCAATTCACCTGTATACTCAATGATAAGATTCTCATAGTTACCTATCCGATGGATTTCCATCATAATGAAACGAGCATTAGCTTCCGTCATATTTCTATCCTCCTATTCGACAAACGTTCGATAGCCGTATTGCTTTGCTATCGTTTCTCTTAAATGGTTTACTGTAGTCTTAAGCCCATAATTCTCTCGCTTTAAGTGCTCGACTTCCTTACGCAGCCTAATCAATTCCCGGTACTCTTCAATCGGTATGATCATCTTATTTTCATCGAGCAATGAATCTGCAGTCATTTCTTACCCTCGATCATTTCAATCAATTCATACATACCTGAATCGTATTTTCTAAGCAGATTGATTTCATCATCGTACTTTTTCGAATACTTATCGAAATACATTTCACCCTTATTTCCGTATACATCACACGGATACTTTTCATCAATGCGGTCACGTAAGGTCTGCTTCTTTTCTCTTAGCTTTTCGATTCGAGCAGCGATTATAGCGTGTGCTCGGTTTACTGTTTTATTATTACTAATCATCTTCAATCACCTCGGCATATGTATCCCATTCACCATTGTCAATCATGCAATCAATTGCCATTTCAATAGCAGATTCTTCATTAACTGCATCAACTTCAACGGTTCCGCCTGTTCGCACTTCGACTAAAAATTTTGGCATATTATCAATCCCAATCGTTATGCGTAGGTGCTGAACCAATTAAGTAGCCGAACCATACGCCAAGTAGCCACACAATACCGTAAAATATCAACGCTTTCATACGCTTCTTTCTCCTCCTGGAACATCCGGCAGTAGTTCGATAATTTTCTCTTTTGTCAATCCTACATCAGAATAATCATCGGCTACAGTTACATTTAAATACCTTATATCAACAGATGTTCTTTTTCTCGTATACATATTTATGTTCCATTCCCAGACAAAGCCACCATACAAAACTCTCTTCGGTGGTCTGCCTTCTTTTATCATCTGCAAAAGTTCAAAATATGTAATCATTTTTTTTACCTCATTAGGATGTCCAAAATACGGCATAGCATCCACGATTTGTATCATATGTAATGCTGATAATCTGATCTGCACTGTATAGTTCTAACCACTTCGGGTCATTGGTTCTAATCGCTTCATTAATTTCGTTTAAATCATTGCAGTAATTCCAAAAGACATATTCTTTTAATTCAGATTCATCCTTTGCTTCTGTTTTTCGCAATGAACCCCATGCCTCTGCCAGTGCGCAGTCTAAAGGGTCTGCAACTCCTAAAGCACAAGCTTTGTTATACTGTCTGAACAGTTCCTCAATCAATTCTCCTAATGTCATGATTCTTTCCTTTCTACTTTTTTAAAATCCTCTTCCAGTTGTCTGCCCCTATACCAATCTTTACACGATTCACAAAACGGCAATGCTTCATCATTCATACTGTCAACCCATCCCATACAATAGATTTGAGGTTTTCCATTAATCTCAAATTCTGTTGTCGGTTTTCCTCGATTCCCATATGGGCACTTTCTGACATGTACACTCATTCTTCTTCCTGCTATTTGCTTTCGGTAAATGTAATCGGAATTATTGATTCCGGAATGTAATTGACCTCGTACTTATATTTGTTAACATTAGAACCGCCCAAATCCTCAACTACATACATGTTGTTATCTGTTAGATTGATAATATGCTTATAATACTTTCCGTCTTCTTCAACGATACAGTCTATTCTATCTTTCTTAATAGATACACTCATCTTTCCGATGATTTCAAATTCTGGCTTATCTGTTCGTGTATTGATGATCACGACTCTACGATACACGTTGAAGTTATCAGCTTCTTTAGCTACGTTATAGCTTACCTTTTCAGCTTCCGTACAACCGAACAACGTCATTAATATGATTGAACAAAAAATAACAAATGATTTATGCTTCATCTTCTTCTGACTCCTTTTCTTCTGCGTAAATACAGAATCCATTAAATTTGTCTTCAATTCTGCCGTAGTGTCCACAACTCTCTGGATCATGTTTGCAGAACATGCACCACAGTGCTCTGATTCCATCTTCTGCGTTCATTCTGAATCTCCATAACAAACATTTTCAAATTTTTTATAGGCATCCAAATACCATTCTTTCTTATTACCGTTATAAGTCAGCTCATAGTACATTCCATCAAATAATGTAGTGGAAATTAAGAATTTCCAATTCTGCAGAATTTTACATTTCCACACCGTAAATACATCAAATTCTACTGGACCATCGCTTTTGTCTAAATGCTGCATCGCATATTTTCTAACTAATTCAATTGCTTCATTTTCGTAGTTTCTAATTTTCATCTGTCAAACCTCTCTTTAAACCAATCAATCATTTCTCCAATGATTTTGAATATTCCGTCAATTATAGCCAACACCATAAAAAGGCATCCGGTACACAACACTAAGGTAAATGCCGTGATTATAATATTGCCTAATAAATAATCTAATGGTTCGTACATCCATCTCACCTCAATAAAGCGATATCGCAATCAAATAATGCAATATTTGGTCTTCGGCATAGCCTATAATTCCTTTGCACTTTTCCCAATCTGCTAAGACGTGCATAACAAACAGAATTACAATTTTATAGTCAATCCCATAAACGACTGCGAACGGAACGCAGTACAGGATGCAGTGAATCAACAAGTGATAGAAATTGTCTCCCTTTGTCTTTGCTAAAAAATCTGTCTGCAATACATAATCGCCTACCGCATGGCACATCACTATGGTTGCCAAGTTTCTGAAATCACCCATTCTTCTTCTTTCCTTTCTGCCAAAACAAAATATGTGTTATCTCTTGAGCATCTGATTTCATAACCGACATCAAGATAGCAAGGGCATCCCTTTCTCAGACATGGCATGAAATATTCGTTGTAGTAATATTCGCCAGCCACGGTTAACGAGGCTTTTTTCTCTCCATGTACACGGAACGGGCATGGCTTAATTTCGGTCATTCTTTAGCCTCCTAAAAGTGGCATAGGACAATCCCAAATCCAGTCATCATATTTTATCGTCTTATCACAAATGACCTCGCCGCCGATTATCTCAATTGATTGGCAGAATTGCATTCCACACTCGAATCCGAACAGTCTAACGTCTAGTCCACATTCTTTTGATATCGCAACAAAAGGTTCTACATCAAAGTTCCATGCTTGTTTAATTTTGAGTGCGATTGTGTCCCATTCTCCTAACCAACTGACATATCTATCTTCTCCTAAAAATGCTCTACGTGAGTTTCTGATATGCGGTTCATCTTTGATCGAAACCGCATACTCTTGCATTTCATCATCAAAATCCAATTCAATAAATTCATCAATCGTTCTAACTTCACCGAGAATCTGCGAAGGATCTAAATATTCGGTAAAAAACTTTTTCAGGCCTTCGGTTTTCCCTCTCAGTTTTAATGTTCCTTCAATCCAGTTAGGCATCTTATCTTAACCGGAGTGCCTTTCCTTCACTCCCACCAAGGTTATTCAGTGCATATAGATTCGTAATCTTATGCATGCAGTCCACAGGTGTATTGGCTGCCGTTTCTCCGGTGTTGTACCAACAGAAATATCCATCACCTGTATAGTTCTCTTTCTTCACTTTACCAATTTCGTAACGATCACCATTCACGTATATGAACAGCTCTCCTGGCTTAAATTCTTTTGCTATAGTCGCCATCTATTTCACCTTGAATAGTGCCCATTTAAGACGTTTTTCTCCAATTTTTTGAACAGCTTTTTCTGCTTCTTCCTTTGTGTCAAAATAGATAGCCCCTTGCCTTTGGTCTCTTGTTGAATAGAGGAATCTCCATTCATCAAGCTCACGGTCGTATGAAATTAACCAATTCTTTTTACTATCACTTAACCATCTTCTACCGCCGTATTTGAGTAATAAATTCTCTACAATTCTTCTTTCAAAGTCTTTTTCGGCATCTTCACGAGTCAAGAATATATTTCCAAGCTCTCTTGGCGTTAAATCAAAACCGTTATTTTCTTTCCACTTTGAGATTCTATCGATACCTCCAAATGAATTAAGCAAATAATATGGATCACCATCTTTCAAATCCCATACTGATTTTTGTTTAGACTCTCTTCCGTTAATCACAATTTCATTTGTTGCTATTCTTCTAGAAACTACGACATCGTAGTCTCCATAGTCCTTAATCAAGTCTTTAAGTTTCATTGTCTACCTCCTTTTTGATCCAGTGATATCCACCGGCTTTGATTCCTTTTCGGACTGCATTCGTGATATTTGACTTCACCGTACCTGCCCATTCACCAGCGTGACGTGTATTCATAAATTCCTGCCCGGTCTCAACGCAAATCACAGGTACGTTATATCTCTGGTTGACCAGTATGGCGCTACCGATCGGCTGAATCTGATTGGTATCTAAAGCCCACATAGCTCCATCAGTGAACTGCATCGTATACGGTGGGAAAATACCAACTTGTCTGCATACCTGTCCTAAATAATCTTTCTTTCGCTTGCCTAGGTGGTTCATTCGCTCGCCTTCTGATTCATCGTCAATTTTTACGAATCTAAATTTCCATTCTGATTCCATCGTTCATTATCCTCGACTTCCTCAATCGTATTCTTATCGACAACATGCTTTGTGTATCCGTATGATGTTTCTTCCACAAGGAACGAACGGAACATATCAATCGGTTCCATTCTGTCACCATACACACGTACACCTGTCTCTCTCTGTATTCCTGTATATTTCATAATTTTGTAACTTTCCTGTAACTAAGATTCTTTTAAACTTGTCACTTGAATCATGATTCCTGTTTCGGTTTGCTTACCATACATTTTTACGATAATTTCCCAGGCTACCTGTGCATCATCTTTCCAGAAGCCTACCGCCGTCATGCAGTCCTTAAGCAGCTTGACCATGTTATCTGTATCAGGCTTTGTGATTTTCCAGGTACCTGCTGGATGCGACTTCGACTCTGGATAGATCCAGTTCGTTGTCAAGGCAACCGGACCACTTAATGGTTCATCCGGTTTATACCTTGCGAGGTAGGCCATGAGTGTTGCCCGGGCTTGCTTCAGCTCCGGAGGTTCATAGAACTTCGGCCGACCATTTACCACCGTTGCCTTCTTCTCCTGATGTGTGATTGTCGGCGGCTTTTTCATCGCTATAAAAAATTTCATTTCAATTTCCTTTTAATTTTTTTTTCAAGTTTGAGCGGTATCTGGTTGTAGGTACACACAAAAGTCAGTCTCTTGAGACTTTTTGTGTACTACATACCAACCACACCGCAAAAACTACTACGTAGTAGTAGTTTCTATTTGTCTACGCAACTACGCAAAAAGTACCACTTTTTGTCTATGCAAATTGTCTAGACAAATTAACTTTTTGCGTAGTCAAATTGTCTAACTTTTTGTCTATTTGTTTTAGTTTGTTCAATATTATTTATTATCGAAGTAATACCATTTACCTTCACTATTTACTCTTAAATATTTGGACATTTCACACCATTTTTTTATAGAGCCTCGATGTCCAAATTCCTTACCGATTGCATAGATTCCCATCGGTTCACGCCCCATCATGAAGTTCTCAAGTTCCTCGATCGCCTCTTTAGTCTTCTTATCCATACCGTCTTTTTTCTTAGATTCCTTGTCATCTGCAGCCTTCATGTTCTGTAATGATTTGGACTCATCAAGCTTATGAATAGGCCATTCGAACCATAGATATTTAGGCAGTGGCTTTGCGAATTCTCTAAGTGTACATTCCATTTTCCATGCGGTCATAGATGGGAATTCTGCGTGTTCTTCTTCCGGAACTTTAAGTTCCAGGAAGTCAATACTTGCATCCGGATCACGTGCAAATACACCACTTCCGGAGGCTCTGTCTGATGCCTTTTTATTGCTCTGGACACCCTTCGAATGATGGTGACAGTACACTACCGACACACCCAGTTGGTTACAAATCTTGTCGAATTCGTTACAAAATTTGGCCATCTGCTCGGCTGAGTTTTCGTCACCTGTGATTACCTTATAGATCGGATCAATGATGATGCATATGAATCCTTTCTTTCTTGCTCTGCGTACGAGCATCGGAACAAGCTTATTCATTGGTACAGCCATACCTCTTAAGCTCCATACATCAATGTTACTGATGTTAACTGGAGTCAACTGCATAGCCTCATATACATCCTTGAACCGGTGCAGACAGGAGTTCCGGTCTACTTCTAAATTGACGTATAGAACCTTTCCCTGTGTGCACTGGCAGCCAAACCATGGCATACCTTCTGCGATGGAAATAGCCAGTTCAATCAGTGCAAAGCTCTTACCTGCTTTCGATGGTCCGGAGATAAGCATCTTATGTCCTTGCCTTAATATCCCGTCAATCAATGGCGGTGCCAGAGGTGGAAGGTCGTTCCATACATCCGCCATGTTTTCGAAATCAGGAAGGTCATCTGTCTGTTCCTCCATCCAGTCAATCCATGCATTCCAAGATGGCTGACCGATATTAGTGTCGATTAGAAACTGTTTCTGATTGCCTCTTATAAAGCCGGGCATACGGCTTAATCGTGATGGATTCTTGTTCTGCGTATCAATCTGCAGACCGTTGTTCTCACACACGGAATACAGCTGATTTACACGTTTTTTGTATTCGTTGTAATTGTCTGCATCGATCCGGACAACGGCATGGATGGACTTCTTCCCAGAGTGCGTTAATGTTGCTACAGGTAACTGCAGCTCTCTGATCAGCGCATTCTGTTTATCAATATCCATGGAATCCGACTCTACAAGCGCATATTTATATGCAGCAACATTCGAATTTCGAACGCCTTGGCCATCCAGTGGATTGAACCGTATCCATGCCCCTGCCTGTGGATTGTAGTCGCCGAATACTGCACCGATATCACCGTTACAGGTTTCCAAGCCTCTAATAAGTTCACCGGCTTTCTTCCAGTGTCCTCTGTCAGCAGGAACGTATTTATCACCGTTTAATTCACTGGCAACTACATAGCCCACGATATCGTCCTGGTCAAAAAGAGTGCTTAAATATTTGATTAATTCACCTACCGGATTCCAGTTAAAGGGTTCTATTATCGGCTTTTCCTCAACAAAGGCAGTATCTATCAATGCGCCGTCTACTTCGATTTCATCATCAAAGTCATAGTTAACGATTTCGCCGGTTTTTCGAGGTGGTACATATCCCCTGTCTTTGGCCATCTGTACAATGGTTCCACCTGTTACCGGAGTAGAAGAGCCTTCAAAGCTCTCCCACTTCCGATAGCATTCACCATAGTGGTATCTGTTAGGCGTGGTATCTCTTGAAGACCATTCCTCCCAGTCACTGGCATAATATCCTTCCTGTTTAAGCGCCATCCCTACATTTACCCATTCTTGGTAATTACATGTCGAAGGGTCGATATATTTAAGCAGCTCTTTCAAATCAGTCATACACAACTACTCCTGCTGGTTTATAAATCCTTGGATCTACTCCGGAAGGAATACGCCAGTTATTCATTGATATCCTTGATATCATCTTTGAAGCCTCATCAAACGGCCATGTTCCTACATGATGGAATCCACGACTTTCGAGGAATCGTATCTGCTTCGGTGTAGATAGCCCCTCTTCCTTTCGCTTGATCAATCTATCCATCAATAGACTTGCCTTTCCGGCATTCTCAATTTCATCGGTAAAGATTCCAAACTTTTCTAAGGTTGCTAACTGCTTTGGTGATGGTGGTGCCATCTCCCATCCAAACGTAGGAACGTAGCTGGACAAGTCCTCGCTTTGAATAGACATTTCAAACTGCAGTGGATCCACCAGTTTTCTTTTACGTATACGCATGGCTTTCAGCTTCTCAGCAAGAGCCTCTTCACGTTCTCGCTGCACATCACTGGATGCCTGTTCCTCAGCTTCCTCGATATCAAATAAGGTGCCTGCCTCTTCTTCCATATTGGCGGTCATTTTCTTAGCTACTTCTTCGTTGGTGCAGATAAGTGCTGCAGGATGGCATAGTTCATGCCGTTCCGTATGCCAAAGGAAGTCCAGCAATAGAAGGTCCTTTTTGCCCGGATATAAGCGAGTTCCACGACCTACACACTGGGTGTATAAGCTTCTGACTTTTGTCGGTCTGAGCACGATTACACAGTCTACTGATGGACAATCCCATCCTTCCGTCAAAAGCATGGAGTTACAGATTACGTTATACTTACCATTTTCAAAGTCTTGTAAGACTTCTTTACGGTCATCGCTGTTGCCGTTGACTTCGGCAGCTCGAAATCCCTTGCGGTTAAGTATTTCCTTAAACTTCTGACTTGTGGCTACCAGTGGAAGGAATACCACCGTCTTGCGTTCAGAACAGTACTTCAGCATTTCATCGGCAATCTGTTCCAGGTATGGATCTAACGCATTGCCGATATCGCTTGCCTTAAAGTCGCCTGCCTGTACGCTGACACTGGATAAGTCAATCTTTAAGGGTATGGTCAACGCTTTAATTGGTGAAAGGTAGCCTTCCTTGATGGCTTTCGGCAGTGTGTACTCATATGCCAGTGACTCAAAGAAAGAGCCCAGATTCCGCATATCACTGCGGTCAGCTGTAGCAGTTACTCCCAATACATTAGAGTTCGAAAAATGCTCCATGACACGCTGATAGCTATCTGATAGGACATGATGCGCTTCATCCACCACAATAATGTCAAAGTAGTCCGGAGCGAATTGTTCAAGCCGTTTAGGAATTTGTAATGATTGAATACTTCCGACAACAACTCTAAACCACGACCCCAAACAGCTTTGTTCTGCCTTTTCAACAGCACATTTAAGACCTGTTACCTTTTCTAATTTGTCTGCAGCCTGTTCCAGAAGTTCACCTCTGTGGGCAAGAATCAATACTCTTTCGCCCCTGGTAACACAGTTTTCGATTACTTTTGTAAAGACTATCGTTTTTCCGCATCCTGTCGGCAGAACCAGAAGGGTCCGTTTTCGACCCTCGTTCTGCCATTCGTTTAATATTGCACTGACCGCCTCGTTTTGATAAGGTCTAAGCTCCATTAGAATTTACCTGTTGACCACTGTGTTGCTTGAGGCTGAGGCTGCTGCATCTGCATATTCTGCATCTCACTTGGTGAGAGGAAACGTTTGATATTGTTATAAATCGTGTTCGGATTCTTCTTATCCGGATTCTGTGTCAATTCAAAGTATCCGGTTCTTCCCGGAGTACTCAGCCAGTTCATACGTACCGACTTCTTACCGTTTGGCTTCATAATTGGCTGTTCTCCAATTGATTCGAAAAAGCCTGTGATCATACGGCGGTTATTGTTCATACTGTTCAGAAAGAAGTTATGAGTATACGGTACTGTATTGCCGTTAACGTTCACATTGAACTGGACCTTTACTGTATTGCATGGTCCGACTTTTTCAGAGCCGTTGAATTGTCCTCTTTCGAATGAGGCAACTTCAAACTGGTATACTCCCGGAGCAATGAGAGGATACTCATCCGCTTCTTCTACTTCATCGTCCCATCCATACGATGCGAAATTATTATTTGGATTCTGCTGATTTTGATAACCATACTGATTGTTGTAATTGTTGTTGTAGTCCATTTATCTGTTCCTCCTTAAAATGGCAGTGTTAAATCTCTGATCATCTCTAGTAACTGGTCCCATGCACCGATTAATACACCGTTGATAAAGTCTTCCGGATATTGATTTACAGGCATATTCTCAGGGAAATATCCTCTTTTGCTTACAGCTTTCCTAATCTCGCCTTCCTTGACTTTGTTCATCTTCATCAGATCGAGCAGTGCCGATGGAAGTCCGGAGTATTCTGGCTTGCTGTATTCATCATTAGCCTTAGTATCTTCCTGTTTCGGTGGTTCGTAAATTTGAGGCTGACCTACTCCATCCGCTAAGTCAATCGGCTTAGGTTCTTCTTTCGGTTTAGGCTGTGGTTTCGGTTGAGTCGGAGCATCGTCAAAGATATGCGCAATCTGACTGAATTCAAATGGCAGCATATCCGGAAGTCCGTCTCTGTTTTTGGCATCCCATGCGGCCGTATGGCATGTATACATAACTCTTTGCTGACCGCCCTGGGCTTTGGCTTTCTTGCCCTGTTTATCCACAGTTACTACTACAGTTTTATAGTTTGCAAAAAGGACCATATCAGCCCATTCCTTGACCATAGGAGCTACTTTTTTCTGAAGCTTCAGCTCCCATCTGTCATAGGCACCCAGCTCATCCGGCTGCTCAAATTTAGTAATTTGAGAATGGGCTGTCATTACTACATTGATTCCGCTTCTGACTACTTCTTCGAGCATGTTCAGAAGCTTGCCAAACTCTTCGTATAGATATGTATATCCTTTTCCATATCCCGGGTCTTCAATACTCTGGAAGTTTCTAACAGCACATACATGCTGAATACATAGGCGTTCCGCCCAGTCTGCCGTATCGATTACTAACGTTTTACACGGCTTCTCCATCTGTACAGTACGGACCATCTGCAGCAGAGCCGTCCATGATGTCGGAACAGCCCTGGCAACATCTAGCTTTCGTGTACTTCCCTCTGTATCGAGGAATAAAGGGTCAGGAAAGTGGCTTGCGAATGTTGACTTTCCTACACCTTCCGGACCGTATACGACTACCTTCTGAGCGTGCGGAATCTTTCCTCTGATAATATCGATTGGCATTAGAATTGACCTGCTTTCCATTTCGGAGCTTCTGCCACTGCATTTTCCTTGCCTTTAACATAGCCATCCTCGATGATCACAGTGCATTCATCCCCTGTGGATACACGTGTAGCAATTGCCTGCAGTCCCTCCGCTTCCAACCATTTGCCAAACTCGTTCATAGTCTCGATGTCCATCTGTTCAAGCTTGTCCAGGAGAACGAAACCACAGTTAGGATTTAGCTTTCTGACAATGGCAGTAGCCACCTTTAACTGGTCAGATCCGGACATGTTATCCCACTGCTGCCCTTTATAAATGATTTCTCTGTTTACAACAGCTAAGCCATCTAACGGCAGCTTGACACTGGCAAGAAGGTCCATCTTAGATTTACGGATGGCGTTAAGCTCTTCTGTCTTTGCTTCATAATTCTGCTGTTCTAAAGCAGCCTCATCGATAGCACGCTTTTTATCAATGTTGGAACGAACCTTTACATTGATCGCATCCACATTGCGGATATTTTCCTCAAGTTCTTCTGTAGACTGGTCTACTAAATCAAGGATTGATTTTTGTGCAATTTCCAAGTCATCTGTCAATTTATCCAGCTGTTCACGTGCTTCATTCAGCTGATTCTGCAATGCTTCAACTTTTGCACGCTGTTGGTTATAGGATGCCTTCAAGTAATCAGCATTTTGACGTTTACGCATGTTTTCTGCGTTCTGAGCCATGATAGCCTGCTGCTGATGGATAAGCTCTGCAGCCGATACCAGTTCGGTACCGACTTCCGGATACTCATCTAATTCATCTGCATATTTCTGCTTCTGCAGAGCGATTCGTCCGATGGCAGTGCGCTCATCATATACAGCCTTTTCCTTCATTTCGATTTCGATTAGCTTTTCACCAATACCGAGAATCTGCAGAAGGATATTCGCCTTTTCCTTGGATGTGGATTCCATGAACTTAGGAATATCTAAAGCAAGCTGTTCAATAAAGCTGTCTAACAGTTTCTGGCCGGCTTTGTTGCCGTTTGGATCAATCACTCTTAATTCCGAATTCTTACCTTTTCTTTCAACAATTAGGCCATTGCTTAATGTTACCTTTAATGATGGCGGTAACATGGAACCTTCACGATGCGGTTCCGATGGCTTATACTTTGCACCGCCTAATGCCCAGGCAATGGCATCCAGAACGGAAGTTTTGCCCTGGTTATTACGTCCACCGATAACGGTCAATCCGTCTGCAGTTGGTTCCACAGCAACCGCTTTGATGCGCTTTACATTTTCCAGCTCGAAAGTATTGATTTTAACGCTCATCCTCAGATACCTCTTTTTCTAACTTTTTCTTTAAATCATACGATGCTTCCGGTGCATGATCCGGAACGTGAATCTCCACAGACCACCCTTCTTCTGTCTTTGCCAGTACCTTTGCGATTTGATAATTCGCATCATCTAGAATTTCCTTAATGCGTTTAATTGCTTTTTCTCCGTCTGTGTTGGAGTAATCACACAGCAGCTTGATGCCAGTTTCTGACAGCTTGCAATGATTGCTAACATAAACAGAAGGTCTTTTATCGAAGTCCATACCTAGATTAAATGTTAATGAAATGATTTCTTTTTCCTTCTTTTTGGCTTTTGCTTTGGTATCACCTTTTTCCTCAATCTCAAAATCTTCGATACGCTTCAAAAATTCATGTAATGTTTTTGTGTGAAGCAGAATACAATTGAGTCTAGTGCCTTCGGAGGTATCCCTGTTAAAAACGGAATAATAAGCTCTTTCACTTGCATCGATAAATTTATCGATGATCTGCTCACCAGTTAACTGGTATAGTTTCTTTTCATATGGATTTATCATTTATTTCTCCTTTTTATTTGTGTTAAAATTTAATTGGCTTATTCCTCAAGCCATCTGTTTTTCATTGAGTATCTACTGGTCGGCATACCTAGATACTCTTTTTAAATAGTCGATAAGTCCGAATTTTTTAACAAAATCTGCAGTAATGTAGCTTCCTTTGCATATCTTCCGGACTTCTTTCTTTGTCATCACTTTGCTGGCTTGATTCGATGAAATGCCCAGAACCTTCGCCACGTCCTTGGTCGTAATATACGGCTTTGACAGAATGTCGTAACCTTCCTTTTCTGTCATAATAGATTTTCAACCAGAGCCATTAACATGCATGCGATCGGTACGACTGACAGGAACGCTACATCTTCCAGTGTTACCTTTTCTTTTTTCTTAGCTCTGGATACCTTTCTGTCATGGTTACGATTGACCACTTCAAACATTTCAGTGCTCATTGTCATTTCTCCTTTCTATTTCCTTGATCACTTCTTCAATCAATCGCTCACGTTCGTGGAGCTTGTTCCATGCCCGCTCTCGTTCTTCCTCACGTTCGAGGATGTACTCAGCGATACCGGCAGTCAGTACTCCGAATACTACGATGATTCCGATGTAGATAAGAGCTTTCACCATGGAATGCCGTCCCCTTGACATTCTTCCTCCGTAAGTACGCATTGGCCTCGGTACAAGCGTTCAAGCGCTGACGTCTTGGTGATGCTGTTTTGTTCGATTTTCATTTCATCGTCCTCTCTGAGCGTGAAGTAATCCACCTGTGTCCAGTGTCCATCTATTGGATAGGCCTGATACGCTCTCGTGCCGAACCATCGTTCCAGTGCAAATACTTCCGTACCGACTAATCGAGTAATCTGCATGCCATAATCGGATAACCTTGTGCATACCTTCCAGTTTGACCGGTCCTCGAAGTACTCTTTCCACGCTTTTTTGCTTAGTTTCTTCATAGTCCTTTGTCCCCTAAGATGATGTCCAGCTTTGTAATTGCGTGGTCAATCATGTCTCTTGCATTATGCATATACAGCTCCGGTAGCTCGCCACGATATTCGAGCATGTCTTTTCTGTACTCTCTAATAGCATCTTCGTATCGCTTTGCTTCTAATTCGAGTGGTACGGTAACCGCTGGGCCGTCTATATATGTGTTGATTGCGCGCAGCTCTTTTTCAAGTTTGTCGATTTGCTTCATGTATCTGCTATATCCGGTATCTCGATGGTTACCGTAAGCTTCATAAAGCTTTTGCTCGACTCTTTCCTTTTCAGAATCTAGAATCTTGTGTATTCTTTCTTCCCACTTGTACATTTTCTTCTCCTTTCCTTGTCCATACCCTCCAATCTGTACAGTCCACTTGTAACTTAATGAGAAAGGAGGTTCTGATTTTTTATGAAATTCACAACATAACCGGTTAAATGCAAAGTCTAGATATTTAATGTGTAACTGCACAGGTTGCAGAGTATGGACATACGACACGTTTCGTGTCTTTAATCATCAAAAAAAATAAACTTTACCGAACGACCAAGGAGCTTAGATAGTTTAACTTTCATTTCATCCCTTGGAATGCGTTCACCAGATTCCCACATTCGAACAGTAGACGGTCCAACTTCCAATAATTCAGCCAGTTGGGTTTGAGTTAGCTTCTTTCGTTCCCTTAATGTGGCGATCCGTTTGCCAATTGTCTTATTGTCAGGCATCAATTCCCTCCTTTCTTGACACATATCGTGTCCACATTATTATTATATCGATTGTCACGTTTTGTGTCAATATAAAATGTCACATTTTGTGATGGATTTGTCACATTTTGTGATATTATTAAATTAGATAAAGGATATATACAAATTGACACAAATAA